ATGGCGTGGTTGGTGCGGGTTCCTGTGCTTTACCTGCACGACGGGCCATTAATTCCTTGGCATAGGTCATGGCTTGGTCGGCATAAAATCCTTCACCATTTGGATTTTCGCGACCCGACGCCTTACTTGCTGCCCATGCATCCTTAATCGCATATTCCAATTCATCACTGGTCATACTACGGGCCTTGCGTTCTTCCTTTTCCCAATCCAATACTTTATGCATGGTATCGTTGCTCTTGGGATATCCGGCCTTGAATTCCTTATCCTTCGCCAACTGCTTCGAAATACGCTGTAAGGACTTCTGTGCCTGTGGGCTGAGGTGATCCCAATCGGCACCATTATCCTTCATCTTACGAAGAATTTTGGCCAGCTTCTGCATACGCTGTAATTTCTGTACCTGTTGCGGATCGTCTTTATGATGTGACGACGCAAAGGCAGCAGTTGCGGTGGCCATTTTTTGTGGAGAATCCGGATCGGCATTTAACTGATCTTCTGCGTCCTGATAATCTGAATCATGGTTTTCATCATCGTTAGGATCGACTTTGACGAGTTTGCCGTTGACACTTTTGGCGACGAGATTTCCATCTTCATCATAGTAGCGACCCCACCCTCTATGTGTTAATCCCAACGCTTCGGCATCTTCACCAGCAGAGGATTCTGTAATAATGGAATCAACTATTTTCTTTAATAGAAATGGTTTATTCACAGTATATGCAGACGCTTTCATGATCAAGGACTCCACCGGAGTTAAAACGTATTTCTTCATAATATATCCTAGTGTGGCGTAATGCCATATTTAAATACCCAAACTTCAACTGCGGCCCAAAGTAATCCTATTGCAACGGGAATCAAATCTCGCCATGTCGGAAAGATGGGTTCTTTTGGTCCTAAAATAATCCAGTGCCACGTAAGCCATGTCCAGAGCGGTAAAAAGAAAAAGCGCCAATTGGTATAGCGTAAGACTTCTCGTACAGTATCGGATAAGGTATCACGTTGACCGGGAAGCAGCGTATAACATTCATACACTAACAGTACCACAAAAATCCACAACCAGATACGTCGATGTGGCCAGTTAACGAAGAATGCATCCACGTTTATTCCCCGTAGAAATATACATGTTGGAGACGGAATTCGACTAACGAGCGATCATTCTTGGTTTTGACATCATTGAGGAAATGAAGCATGAGTTCGTTGACCGGCATATCTAGCAACTCAGCCACGGTCGTGATTTCAATGCGACGTTCAGGGCGAGCATGAGCGGCAGCAGCGTTTAAACTCTCAGTCTTCGACATCTCCGGAATCAACTTCTTGCGTAGCGATTCTAATTTAGCCGCCACATCAGGAGACTTTTCTTTAGCTTCCTTGATCATTTTCTGAAGCTCTTCCCGAACAATTTTACTGGCAACATCTTGAATGGACATAAGGGATCTCAGGGTAAGGTGTATCTTGTATAAATAGTGTTTGTTTATATTAGGCGAGTTTCCAACCACGATATGTTTTTCGTTCTCCATGGGCCACTCTTCGCAAACAATTAGATACTATTCCGTGGTTTCTAGCAAACTTGCTCAGATCAGTTATATCGGTATATACAGTTCCATCGGGAGATATTAAAGGTGGCCATGATTTTACATTAGTGGGTCCGTTTTTTTCATATTGCAATTTTTTCGTATTACTGATCTTCAATTTCACATCATCGGTCATCTGCGATTTTCTGATGGGTGACATTTTAGCTTTAAACTCTGGATCTGACCAAACTTCTTTTAATGCTTGTGACTGTCTGTCTTTATATTCTTGTGTTCTGGGAGGCATTAACTTTCCAATCATAGAATTTCGCTTTTTCTCATTAGTCTCAGCCGATACAATTCGCCCTTTACCAGACTCTGAAATTTTACGTTTTGTTTCGTCTGAATGTCTCTTACCTAAAGAATGACGAGAATGATTAATGCTTATTTTTCTTTTTGTTTCGTCTGAATGTTTAAATCCAGTTTTTAATACAGACATTTTCTTTCTAACTTCTTCGGACATAATAAACCCAGAATTTCCACCGGTAGTAGAATTATAGCCAAATCGTTTATCTGTCGCATTATGTTTAATAATCCATTTGGTTTCGCATAAATCCAATTCTGCAAGAGTAGAACATTCTTGAATAACTTCGAATTTAAACGAATCTTCTCCATATTTGTTCCACGCTGATTGAAGATGTTTATTAGGATGCGAATTAGTATTAAATTTCGCTCTATGATTCACCCATCGAGACTTACCCAATCTAGTTTGACCGATATATACCTTATTATTGACTAAATTTAATATTTTATAAATATACATGATAGTAGTGGTATGAGTTAATGTACCATCTATACATATCACGATTACAAACTTTTAAGCATATTGATTAGAGGTGGATATGGATATACATCAAATTTATCCTTGCGCACGCTAGAATGCGCCCATATCCCTCTTTCACCCATCAAAGCTCTTTTATCGATATCGAATATTTCATCGCCTTTATATTTCAGATCTATATCCCACGTTTGACCTAAATACAATAACAACTCACGGGTGTTATCTAATTGGGCTTCTGTATATTTCTGATAGAATTTGTATCCTCTAAACGGAACACTTAGTTCACAGACATCTACGTCAGCTATTCTAGCACCAGTGTATGCATAGAATCCTGTACTTTTCTCTGTTAAAAATCCAAAATTACAGATCTCAATGCCAACCGACATCTGATTGAGCCATGTAGACGTTTTGCCGCCTTTGACTAAATGAGATGCCTTGAGTCCTAAATGCCATGCCCAATGCTTGGAACTGAAGCATTGAATAATATCGCCGTCTTTCCATCGGGCGTTTCCACCAGCAGGACGACCCGCAATCACAAACGACGTAGCAACGCGTTCTGGGGTATGTCGCCACCAATCCAAAACCCCATAGGGATCGGGGGAACTAGCGGTGTGATGTACATAAATCTGATGCTTAGCTGTCTCTTCTTTTATGAAGTGGGCATCACCTAATGGCGTCCAAATAATCTTTTCTAATACGGTCATTTAGTATCTCTAATTGGGGGTTTTTCTGTACGTGCATATTCTGGTGCAACGATATCATCTATCACCATATTAAATGAACTCAGTGATCCGTCTATATCGCCAGCATATCGCCATTTTACAATGACGTTTTTCGAATCGGTTGACTGTATATCGCCGCTAGTAAATGTCTGATTTTGCATCAGTTGATGTGTGGCACCGGCATTTAATACTGCTTCCCCAATCTTACCAAATAATAACGAAGTTGGATCTTCTATTTCTTTCCCCTTTGCTTTACGGTCATTATTGGTTTTAAGCATATGTTGTCGTAAACGAGTCATTCGCGTACTAGCATTTGCAATAGAAATACCATAGTAATTGCATAATAATTCTTGCATGTATTCATCATTGAAGATATCATCTAATAATTTTGACGCATATTGTAATCCCTTTTCAGCGTCATCTTTTCCGAAATCACTTAATCCTTTTTTGAAAAACTTTATGATAGCAGGATTGACGTTAGGATCGAATTCATGGAAATTTACCAATCCAGAAATGGCAGGAGTTGCACCACCCCTTTCTACTTTTAAGTTTCCCTGTGCGTCAGTCTTATGGGTTACACCAGATTTAACTGATGTAAGATCGATATCGCTTAACATCATAGAAATATTTGAATCAACATCTAATAACTCTTCAAGTGATGGAGCGACCGGAGAAGATTGTGGTGTAATGGCAATGTGGTCAATAGATTTACCATTGGACATCTTCGAAAAAAATACGGTTTTGTTTTTGCGCAATGCCATAAGCGCAGACATATGTTCAGCTAATGCGCTTGCGATATAGCGTAGTCTCGGATCACGTGCAAATTTTTGTACGAATGTTACCCACTTATCATTAAAGTCGGCATCTGGTTCTACCCCTTCTGGCACTTCTGCGAAGGTATCCAACATATTGAGAATTTGTATTTGTTCATCATTGAATGCACCATCTTTACTCGTGCGTGCTGCATTAGTGATTTGCAATTTTACGTCAGCTACATAGGTTTTGAGGTCAGCCGTACCGTTAAATTGTATATGATTACCGTGCATAGACTGTAATACCTTTAACCGTTTCTGGTACATAACCACCGCATCACTAACGGTTTTACTGACTCGCTGAATGTCCAGTTCGGTAGGATTGGAGATACCATGCAATGCACCCGTGGTGTTGGCAATCGACCGTGCCTTTTGCTCATATAGCTGTAATTGTTCTACCAGCATTTGAATTTGCGCAACAGATTTATCAATGGGTACTATTAATGGCAACTTGATCCCACCGAAATCCAACATATCATTACCAACATCGGCGGTGTACAGTGGACCTATGGTTGGTTGAATATTCACAACGGGTTTATGCCGAAATACATATGACGGTTCACACAATGTTTTTAATGTCACATTCGTCCTAACATGATTTTCATAATTGTCTTTACCTAATATATCTTTAAAGAACTGGTGTAATACATCACCTTGTATATTCTTAGAATAATAATCGGATCTATTGGTAAAAATATCCTTTGATCTATCGAAGAAATTATCTATGTTCGGAGCATCATCGCTATTAAATTGTTTTAACACTTCAAAGGTAAATTTGTTGGCCTTGGAATTGGTTCGCATTTCATATTTTTCTATGAATAAAATAGCGTCGTCCGCAGATGGATTTTCTAATAACTTATCTAAGTCAGCCACTGCTGATTGTAATATCTCATATTGTGCCTGTGTGTATTCAACGGTTGTAACTCCATTATTTCGTCTTTCTACAGATTCTTTAACTTCATTTAGATATCGGTGTACGGACTTACTGATAGCTTGCAATTTCTTACGATCTTGCACGAGAGGTATCTCTGTTGGCGTTTCTGCTGGTACTTCTGCCGGTACTTCTACTGGTGCCGGTACCTCTTTGGGCGGTTCTTTCTTTTGCTTCTGTGGAGCGGATGCCTGTGTTGCCGCATAAAATTCCGCAGCCGCTGCCATCACATCCTTGTATATATTGAATGACTTAGATGGATCTTTTAGATTTGTATATACCAATGGAATTGCTTTTTTTCCCAATATTAAGTGGGAAGGCATTTTACCACCTTCGGTATTCGTCATTAAACCGGGAAATGACCCAATCTTACTATTAGGAGATAATCGAAATAACTTCAATTCCTTAGGATTATCACGGTCACCATATTTAATGACCGTCGATTCTGGATTGACGCTATTATCATATTGTTGTTTAAAGGCGAAATGCAAAAATTTCTTAAATTTATCGGGAAACTTTTGCAATGCTCCCATATTGGCAAGTGTTTCTTTATTACTTGAAACTTGGGAGATGGCATTGCGATCTGGATCATTATCCACATCCAAATCGTCTGCTGAGGTAGGATCATCTGACGATTTATTGTCGGCATCTGACGGGACTTCACGGTTTAAACGTACCAATTGGGTGGTGCCGTCCGATAATGTTACGGATTGGGCTACCACCTTCCCTGTCGAGTCAGCCCAGTAGCCATATGCCGTGTGATGCAGTCCAAGCTTACGGGCCGTCTCTGCGGCCTTAGACACGGGTTCTTGACCACCAGCAGAGGTAATAGGCTTATCATCCCCCTCTTTTTCTAGCAAGGGGACGGGTGGACGGGCATCAGGGAACAACTCGTACATATACTGCGTGTATTCATTCATAAGAAAATCCTCCATTGCTATAAATAGGCAATGGAGGAGTCTCGTTACGAATCTGGGATAATTAATACGTCATCATGGGGCTTCTTTTTCTTCTTTTCAGCTTTTCGGACTTCTTCGGAATGTTTCTGTCCTTTCTTGATTTTCTGAAAGGATTCACGAGGTAGCTCATCATCGTCATCTACCTCTAAGTAATGCGACCACTTAGGCATATCCCACTCTGGTTAATTGATCGTTAAAGGGAACAAACTCAATTCTATCCGGCAGATCCGCAATAGAGTTAATCTGTAGGGTTGGCGACACATGCTGTTGGTCATAACCCCACGGATGACCACTCATAACTAGTACGGATCGCATGTTGACCGCTTTAGCAGACATCACATCATCTCGCATAGAATCCCCCACCAAAATCGTCTCGTCAATATTCAACTCGTGGTCGACGATAATATTGTTGAGTTCGTGTCCCGACTTATGGGGCACAATGTATTGATGGCTGGTTGGAAAGAACCGTGTTAGATTATGCTTGATGATTTTTTCCTGTTGGACGTTATAATCACCTTTGGTATATAAGAAGAGTTTGATATGATGATCACTCAACCACGTCAGGGTTTCAATGGCTCCTGCAATCAATTCATAGGGAGCGTGAAAGACTGACTCACCCAACAAAAAGGATTGCTCTGCCGCCGTTTCGTCTACTGACTTTCCAGAGAGAATATCCAACGTTACCGAGGCTGCCGCAAAGGACCGAGGAAAACGATCTTTACCCCATCCATTCGCTAGCGTCGTGCACTCTAAATCGATGTGATGGAGAATAGATTCACAGAAGCGTTCAGGTAGTCCAGTACGCTTGGCATTGAATTCTGCAAAATCCTTGCGACACTTGATATAATACTTCCCACAAACCAGAATGGTGTCATCCATATCAAAAATGACATTTTCTACATTAAGTAGCGTGTTCATGTGAGTGAATATCTAGGTGGTATAGGATCTTTAGTGAGTGCAAATTTGATCAGTATCTCAATGAGTTGATCTTGTACATCACTGATATAGACCGGATCGTTGAATAGATAGGCATCGAATCTATCGTACCCGTCTAAAGCGGTTTCACTGATATGTTGACGGGCTTCTGGGGTCAGTGAGTTGTTTTCTGCACGAATGGGTGCATGAATTCGAACAACGCGTCCACCATGTGATTTAATGAAATCTACTTCATTTGGAAATCGCACATCAGGAATTACGAAATCATTGATCCCGGAATAATCGTGCAACACCTTAAACCATGTGAAAATCGTATTACACCAGATATCTTCACCAAACGCCATACGCCCTCGTTCAGTCCCTTCTTCCTGTAATAATTTCCGAACATGTGGGGGTTTTGTTACAAAGACTTCTTCATACGTGGCCAACCCTTTACCAACCAACCATACCTTAAAATGCCATGCCAATGAAAAGGTAAAATACTTTTGTGGTTGTAGATATTTGTTGGTAATAAAATCTTTTCCCACCCCCGCTTTTCCAGAAATTCCAATCACATTAATCATAATCGGCCTCATCGCCATCTATATCATAAATTATATCATCAGTATCATCGAAAATATTGTCATCAGAATCGTCAAGATCAATATCTTCCAAATAGTCTTCAATTTTTTCATTAGCAATCCGCGCCTCTTCCCATATATCCCGAAAGGTCGGATCTTTAATGCTCTCTGGTGAAATGTCCTTTAGGGTTTTGTCTAATCCTTCAGACTGAATGATGCTATTAATTTCTTGGAGCGAATACATATTATACTCAGGTAAAAGAAATGCCATTAACAGGTGATGTTGCCGGTTTAGCACTGTTTAGTTCATTCCGCCGAGGTAGATATCCCCACTTCCATTCGAAATATTCAAAGGACTGAAGCTCGGCAGACTGATGTTTAAATAGAGATTCGGGGGTCTTTTTCGCAGATACCGACGTAAAATGGTAAAATGCGACATTGATAATGCGAAGACACGTAAGACCAGCTAATTCAGCACGAAGAAAGAAGTCCCAATCCGCAACCGCAGGAGATGGAAATTGGTTGTCAATGCCGTTTAAAATCATGTACCACTTTTTTTCCATGAAGAGTGGCCACGTTTGACCCGCCTTGGAATATTGCCATGCATTTCTGCTGATGATATCGGCAAATTTCGCATACGCGTCAAATTCAAACGTATCTGCCGTAATCCCAAAATCTTTGATGATAAAGTCTGGGAAGATACTTGGGCGGGGTTCGATCTGGTTGGGCGTCAACACATGATCGGGTTTAAACGCGGCATTCAATGAGGTGTCCCAATGCGGCGGGAAGACATTATCATCATTGACCACGAGAATACGGTCATTAGTAGCCAGTGTAACGCCGGTATTATGCGCGATGGTCTGTCCCTTATTCACTGGGAAGACCACCATATCAACCAATGGGAACTCTTGCTCTACGATGGCTTCTGTGGCGGGATCAGGCCCATCAACGACTAAGACGACCTGATGTCCAATCGTATCTTGATGGGTGTAGAGGGAGCGTAGACATAATCGCACATAGTCAGGGTTCTGATGTGTGATGATGACAACGCTAATCGGGTGACTTGTGTGGTCCGAAGATGACATAATAGATGAATACTAAAAGAGGGTACGTCCACATTAATACCGCAAAATATGACACCACCAACATTTGGTCAAGTGCCATGTGTCATCTCCCATACGATGATGTCAACGATATCCGCGATCTCATCGAACGACATTTTATAGTCATCGTTCATGGTAGGAAATGATACCAGTTGCACTCCCGGTAGGTATGCATCAAGAAGAGATATACCGCTGCCACCTAAGAATGCATGTGTTTCCGGAAATCTGCCGTTATGAATTGTTCCGTGGGCTTCGTCCTTTTGTACCGGAGTATCACCTGATATACACGTGGCTACGCCCAAGCAACAATATGAATCTCCTCTACGAAGCCGCCCCTCAGCTTGTCGGTATGTGCCACTCCGAAGTGCGGCAGACCACTTTTTGAGAAACTTGATCTGTTCCTTCTTGCTGACGCGAGCCATGGTTAGGATGGTTTACGGTTATTGAAGAATGCCAGCATGACGAGTTGTACCCCACATCCCACACAAGCCAAAAACAGGGCAAAGATACCGGGGAAGAACATCACGGTACCGAACACGAAGTGAAAGATCAATGTCACCACGGCCATGCGCGGGGATGCCCGCATCTGATCATAGAACGTGGCCTGTGACACCGGGGTGAAAAAAGCCCGATAGAAGAGCGGCATGGCCAGCAGAAACCACAGGATCACGTTCATCATACCAGCCATCACCCATACTTCCATCGGGGACAGGCTGTGAATCCACTCATAGTAGGACAACGAAACCTCCGTAAAAGGGTATACTGAAATATACCCTTTATTCCCTACTTGTCAATCTTTGCCAGTGGACCAAGATACGTCACCATCCGGGAACCGTTGGCTAGCCCGTAATCGTGGGCTTCGATCTCCATCGGATGTGTATGATAGGACGTTTTTAGGAGTCCGGTCAAGTAGGTCCAGTAAAATTTGAAGAATCCCATGCGCTTGTATTGGAGCACGTGACAAAATTCATGGGCCAGAAACCACTGGGTGACATCTTTCGGCAACCCACCCCATCGGATCGTGGACCCTAAGGTGATACCGAGCAACCGCTTATTGATCCCGATCTTCCGCATAAACCGCACCAACCGGGAACTAGTAATCAGGGTAACGTCTACCCCATCAATTTCCATATGACTTTTAGCCATGTCGTAACCAAGTAAGAGGTGAAACTACATCAATCAATGAACCGCCCTGTGTATCTTTTTCGGACATAATCGGTGTAACGTGCTTCGGTAGACCCCAATCGATCTTTAATTCTGGATCTAACGGATTGATCGTGTATGCTCGACTTTGATCGTGTGCGGCGGTATGGAGATAGAGGATCTGGGTATTTGGCTCAATCGCCACAAATCCACGGGCACACCAATCCGGAGCCATAATTCCCAATGACATATCTGCCGTCACATCAATTGATACGTACTGTTTATACGTAGGGGAGTTTGGTCGAATATCTACATTGACAATGCGAGCCATGCCACTAATAACGAACATGACCTTGGCCATCCCACGTTGAAAATGCAACCCGCGCAGAACACCGGCCCGAGACGCCGAAATACTGATTTGTTGAATACCTGCGGCAAAGGTACGGGCATAGAAGGGATCATTGACCGAAAATGCTTCCGTAAACCATCCCCGATCATCTAACTTATGATCGGGGAGTAAGGTGGTAATTCCCGGTATACTTGTTGGATAACTGCGAATCATGCGTGGTAATCCTGTGTCGTAAGTACCGTGAAATGTGGAAAATAGGAAATGAACGAATCATTAGAATCCCGATTGGCCGATACCTTGTCAATAATTTCATCACGGAAATTCCACGCCAATGGGATAATGACTACCTCATCTGGTTCATTGTACAACACGTCGGGGGCATAGACCGGAATACGTTGTGCCGACGCGAAAAGATTTTGCTTTAGCGGATTCTCATCTACGATATAATCCAACGTAATCTTCCCATAGTTCAACACCGTCATACCCTTTGCAGCGGCTCCAAAACCAATAACCTTTTTTCCCGATGCCCGTACCATCTCTACAAACTGCGCAAGATCGTTCACCACTTTTTTCGCTTGCTTTGCAAAATCATAGTACGTGTCGACTACATACAATGCCGTAGTGCGCTCAAATTGTAAGACACCTTCGGTATTACTGGACGGATGTACACCCCCATTCAATGATAAACAGAAAATGTAGCTTGATCCATGAATTGATGTTTTGAAGACGTTCTCTAATACCATCCCTGCACGTGATGCGGCATTATACATGGAGAGGGCATTGAAAAAGCTGAGATGTTCATGATAGATGGTATCAAATTCATTGCGCACAAACATTTCTGACTGTGACGTTTGAATATAGAGAACCGACTTATCATGCATCACCAACTGACAGGCATTGAGAAACCCATGAATATCATCGACGTGCGCAAAGACATTCTGTGCAGTAATGACATCAAATTTGGTATTGGTCGGTAGTGCACGTATCGCATCAACACCCCAGAAGTTGGTAATCACTTCATGTCCCTTCTCTCGGGCAATCGGTGTTAGATTTTCTGCAGGATCTACACCATACGTTGACCACCCCAACTCCTTAAACGCGTCCAACTGCTCTCCGGTATTACAGGCAATATCTAACAGCTTACCTGTAGAGCGAGTGGTAACACCGTCACACCACTGTGCAAATTTCGTAACATACTCACGAATGGTATTAGTAGTACCCATGGTGTAGATATAATGCTTGTACAGAAACGCCGGATCTACCACCACGCTCAGTTGACTAAGAAAACAGGTGCGACATAACAACAGCTTTAACGGAAATACCGGTGCGATGGTATCTTCTGTTACAAAGCAATTTGCAGGAGGTTGAGTCCCAAGATCTAAAATTTCAATAAGATCACTATTGTCACAAGCGCGACACTTCGTCACAGTTTTATACATTGGAAATGGTTTCGTAAATGAGTTGATACACTTCACGGTCGGTCAATTCATAATGCAGATGTACATGCCCTGCATCTGGATAATATACGGCTGGCCCCATTGCTGGATATTCCGTGGGTCGTACTAATCCTAGCGGTCCATAATTCTGGAAAATGAAGTCGGTGGTGATAATACACTTTGTCCCAATACCCGCCGCCAAATTCGTCAATCCACCTTCTGATCCAATCATCCAATCACAGTACTTAATGAGGGATGCCGTTTGTGAATAGAGTTCTGGGTTTTGTGCTGCACCATCCGTGGTATTCACATGTCGATCAAATCCCATGGGAAGTAGCGCAATTTCTTCATGGCGTCCGAGCCAATAGATGATCTGCTCAATATTACGATGCGGACCACCTTTCCCTTGCTGTAATAGGGCATCCGTTGTCTGATACGCTTTCCATTCCCAGTTCTTTTGCCATGCGATCACCTTACCATTCTTGGGCAGTTGCTTTCGAATGTAATCAATTTTAGCCATCGCATCAATGTCATGCAGCGGACTGGTATAGATATTGAATTCTAACGTCGGATTACTGATACCTGCGGCGACCTGATATTGATAGGTCGCCGGATACGCTTGGTTAATTTCTGACAGATGTACAATTTTATCATAGCTACTATAATCTATTGCCATATGATCCGACTCATCGAACGCGTAATCAATGAATGGATTATTGTTCAATAGAAGCTTAGGCTGTTTCACGGGGATTAAGTAATCTACCACCGTGACGTTATGATCAATTTTGAGTTTTTTGGCAATGGAACTGGCAAACAACACATCACCAATAAAGCCTTTACACACGATTAAATACTTCACGTTTCCTCGCTTCGATCATAGGAGAGCTTGCAAACTGCCACGATAAAAATACATTGTGAGTTTTTACACTTCGTAAGACGCTTTGTGCCGGTCGTGGTACCTTATCATACGGAACCGACGTGGTATTAAACGTGATACCTAATCCCAATTGAAAATTGATATATTGCGCAAATTCCAGCCACGTCGCAGATCCGCTTGGAGTTAGATGGATGACACCTGAAATAATAGATGTCATCACACGCTGAATAACGATATCCACCAATGATTCAACGGGTGTTGGCGTCATGCGCACACCGGTATATAGGGTCATCTCTCTACCAGCATGATCAATGACTTTATCTACAAAACTTGGAGACGTATGTCGTGTCGTGGCGTATAAACTGGCGGTGCGAATGATGGTATAGTTGCTGAAGTTCGTGGCCATAATTGCTTTCTCCCCATCATACTTTGACCGACCATAGGCATTGATCGGATTCGGGAGATCAAATTCAGTGTAAGGACGATCTAATGTGCCATCGAATACATAGTCTGTACTAAAGTGTATGAGACGAGCATTTACGTTGTGTGCATAACTAGCCAATATTGCCGGTAATGCCACATTCAATGCATGGACCATTTCCGCATTATCTGAATCTTCTGCCCCAACAACATCCGTCCATGCCGCACAATTAATGATGATGTGTGGTTTAACGGTATACAACCATGACTGTACGGCGTTTGATGAAGTCAATTCCAGTTCAGTTCGCGATGGGGCATATATATCATAGGAATGATGCAATTTCCGAACGAATTCAGATCCGAGCAACCCCGTGCCACCGAGAATAGCAATACCACTCATACCGTTGCCTTGTTAACATGTTCGTTCACAATATCACCTAAATACTTCCTATCACCTGCCATATTAATTACACGAATCCATGCACATGTATTTCGTATTTTCGTATCATCCACTCCATATGAGACATCCATTCCCGGTCGAACCGCATCATAGGACACGAGATCAGATAAAAACAATTCAGCATTGTTTCGGTAGTGTTTACTAGACCATACATGAAATACATCTTTTACCACATCATTAATACTGATTAATTCACCACCAATGTTGTAGATTTGATTTGGTTGACCATTTTTAAATACCGCATATATTGCCCGTGCCGCATCCTTTACATGCAGCCATGACCGAGTTTGAGTACCGTCACCGTGAATAGGGAGAACGCGTCCTAATGTGAAATACCACACGCTCTTGGGAATCAGTTTCTCTTTATATTGATGCTCACCCCAACAATTACTTGGACGAATGATATTATACGAGATACCATACGTACGTGCATAGGCTTCAATATACAGATCTGCCGCTGCTTTACTGGCGGAATAGGGATTAGAGGGCCGTAGTGGCGATTCTTCAGTAGGTGGTGTCTGCCCGAACGAATCACCATATACTTCGTCAGTACTAATTTGTATGAAGTGTGGCCGTGAATCTGTCCGCTTATTACGCAGAAGATTCAAGAGATTTTGTACACCCAGTAAATTACTATGTGTGAACTTATCTGAATTGCTGATGCTATTGTCTACATGTGTTTCAGCCGCAAAATTGACAATAACATCTACATCCGGCAATTCGGTCATCGTCGCAATATCTTCGATGATATATTTTTCGGCAGCATTTCCTAGTCCGTAATGAATGGGGTTGTATGCATACGTTTTTGCATCAACCCCAATTACATGATGCCCTTGGCTTCTAACTAACCGTGTAAACTCACTTCCAATAAATCCTAAGCATCCAGTAACCATGAAAATCATAGATCGGTCAACCAGTCAAAAGACGATGCAACAATAGTCTGTGAACCAACAACCGGTGGATCGAAATTAGTAGCCTGAATCCATCGTACATGTTTCGCCCACCCTTCACTAAATAGGCACCCACCTTCCGAAGATGTAGACGGTTGATTTGTTACACCCTTATCTAGATGTTGTTGCCACACGTGCTCTAAATGCATGTTGCGAATGAAGTCTGGATCATTGTGTTCTGGTCCACTATCCACGTGATTGAGCGCATAGAATAGATTATCATCAGAACGTTTCACTGAGAGTCCATAGTGATATACGCGTGCACGTAGATCGGCGTCTTCCACACCCCATCCTACAAATAACGGAGAAAACCCATTAATCTTGAAAAATGCGTCTCTCGTAAATACACTCACGGCTCCAAAGAAATTCTCATCGACACTAATCTTGAAGTGTCGATATCCCCGTGGCACATCATTGGGATCGCGTGGGGTTAGATCGTTGTTCATGAATTCTACGCGGCGCACGGGGAGAAATACATCCGACACCCCATCATAGTACTGCTGATTTAATGAGGATGGATAGTAATCGATGTCATGGAAGACAAGGATGTCGCCCGTAGCATATTTAGCGCCCTCATTTAAGAGATTCGCACGTCGGAATTTCTTGTCATCGTTTTGTTCGACCACTATGATTTCGAAATCCAATCCTTGATGCCGTACCATATCTTCAATACGTGGCATGGTAATACGGATGTGGTCTGGTCGATCACGGTACGAAAAAATGAAGGAGTATTTCATATTAGGCGTCTGGTTCAGCGTACGAAATGCCACTGGGCGAATGAGTAATGTGAAACCCAACGTTCAATTCACGAAGTTCTGCATGGAATCCACTCAATCTACGTGGTAGCACATGATTGAGTGTGGCTTCAACGAAAATATGTGGACACGATACCTTACGAATATTATAGATATGTTCTAAATATTCATACTGTACATCGGCAAATAATCGTACGGTTGAGGCAGACCCAATCATGAAGCTATCACCCGTTCCGGTTCCCATCTTATTTTTACCGGGGAGTGTATACACAACATTTTTATCGATGACTTCCTGTAAATCGACATATGTGGGATCGTGATCAAGTACTACATCAGGACGCGCACGCACTATGATGTCGTAGCCAGTCGGAACTGATCGCACGCCCTGTTGAATCTTATAGGCTTGAGAGATTGAATTCTTTGGACGAGTATATGCATTGACAAACTGCTTAGCCCGCTCCGTAAATTCAGCTTCTTTGGTATCAAACCGTTCTACTTTAATAGATACTGGATTGTAGAATTCCATCAACGTGTTCACATCCACTTTCTGACCGGCATGGAATCCCTTATCGTCTGCTGAGGTTGAAATAAAGGTGTCATTAGGTCCATGAGTATAGCCTTTTCCGGTATACCAACCTACCTCATCCCAAATGTCAATGAAGACATCGGCGTTCCACTTATCAATGAAACAGTGTTTGAATACCGGATACGCATCTTCCCATTTGCGCAACAGTCCAGTGAGTACAAGAGCAACTTTCATAGTGGAATATAATCCGTGCAAATTTTGTGAAATTGCCATGGCTTCGTGGTTTGCCATGAATCGTCAGCACACATCAGAACAGTACGCGGATTTACGAATTCAGGCAAGACGGTCCACCCATATCCGTGTGATGTAAGTGTTACCTTGTCTGTTTCGTGCCAAAAGAAATTGAGAGGAATAGAGGATATGATATTGTGCCGGTGCAACGCAAACATCGCTTCCGCATTCTTGGCATGAATCCATAGACGGTCACTTCGATGCGTCAACCAGCCTAATGATGATTTATAGTGGGTGGCGTCGTGCCCTAACCAAATATCGTCGCCCACGGCATAGACATCGATTTCACAATCAATTCCCATATTCAGTACACTATCTATGACAGCGGGGTCGTTTTCATAGGAACTCCTCGGACCATAGATATTACCGCGATGCGCAATAAGTCGTTGCTGTGCCCATTCTAATTTCGATACACTCATAACCAAAATCCTATATCACGGTGGGATGGTTCGGATATGGCATCAAATTTTTTCCCTATATCATTAAACCGAACAATTCTATGAGGAATATCTAATACATGCCGTGTATATCTGGCAAACACCGTCATCCATGTAGATACATTCCATTCCCCATTTGGTACATATTCCTTGTGCTTGAACATAGGCATATGTGCCATCATCCATAGCACCAACGATGCAAAATGGGTTGCTGCCTCATCTCGACAGATAATAAATTGATCACTCCAAGAATCAAAATTTTGATATGACGATTGAATCACTTTCTTTGGATCATCAAGATATGGTTCTGGATCAAATTGGGATGTGTTGTAAATAATATCCCCGCGCATGAACGCAATCGCATCATAGGTAAAATCATGAATACGTTCATAATTTATACGAGCAATGTTGGCCATATAGTTTGACCACGACTTACTATAAATCGTACGTACGTCATATGAATTAGGAATCATGTGTTCTACACTATCACGCTGCGCATCCCAATTCATAGGAGCCGGGAACGCATAGTACACGGGGCTGAATTTATCTACGATAGCTTGTTTCTTTTCAGGAGATAGTTCATCGTCCCAAATTTGTAAGAAATAATCAATTTGATGCTTATTGTGGAATAATGATTTGATATTATCTGCGCATTCTAAGATGGTTCTAGGCGCACCGGTAATTAAGACTGCAATTCTCATATTATTTCCATATTTTAATGTCTTGTGGTGCCGTTTCTGTTACGCGATTAAATTCTTTTCCAATATCCATTATTCGCACAATTTTATGTGGAAGGTCTAATATATGGCGAGTGTAATTACCATACATTGTCATCCATGTCTTAACATTACATTCACCACATACTGGATAGGTGTGCGATTCCAACATAGGCATGTGCGCCATCATCCATAATATTAATGACGCGAAGTGGGTCGCTGCTTCATCTCGACAGATAATGAATTGATCGCTCCACATACCAAAATTTTGACGACTTGATTGAATCACTTTCTTTGGATCATCAAGATATGGTTCTGGATCAAATTGGGATATGCCGTATATGATATCGGGTCTAAGAAATGCCACTGCGTCATATGTGAATTTATGAGTTCGTTCGTATCGCAATCGCATATTATTGACCGCATAATTCGCCCACGATTTGCTATAAATTGTGCGCACATCATACGATTTGTTGCATAGATGTGATATACTATCTCTAGAAGCATCCCATGTCATGAACGGTACAAAATTACATTCAATTGGATTGAACCAATGCTTAATTTGATCCTTCGTTGGATCTGTTAGATTATCATCCCAAATATGAAGGAAATAATCAATCTGATGCTTAGGATCTAAGAATGAAATTATTGATGGTGCACAATTTAATATAGTTCGTGGTGCACCGGCTATCAATACCGCAATGCGCATATTATAACAAATTGATCCGTTTAAAGTCTTCGTACAACGGTTGTCCTAGCTCATTCATTTGCGTGAAGAAATCAACCGATAGTTTGACATTTCGTTCATCAGTTACCGGTGCCAACGTCTGATGCTTCATTTTCGGCACATCCCACATTTCTGCAAACGCGTCGATATCATATGAACTCGTCATCTGATCGAAAATACGGGTACCAATCGTCGGCACGGTACCGGCTGAGATGGCATTTTGTAGTCCTATGAGGGTACGCATACTTCCAGTGATTACTTTACCCGATACGTCGTTTCGTGCGGCAAGGATATTTGCCATATGACTATTGGCGTCAATACCTACCTCTTCCATGCGACCGGGAATGAGACTGGCATATCTCACGGGACTGAATGAAAACACGCGTAGTAATGTCCCTGCATCAGAGATACCGGTAACGTTAATTTGCAAATCCCACATGGTGTCTGTCATATCAAGATAGCGTTTATACGGTGGGATCTTTAATCCTACTGTTGCGCCGGGATACAACGAACTTATTGCGCGAATATGATTGCACCATATTATCACTTCTGATAGGGGCATATGATCATACGGAAGCTGCACATACACAATAGCCGCTGGATCAAGTGCATGTTTTTCAACAAATCCCATTAACCCATGAAGCACTGTATCAAACTGCGCCATGGTCTTGACCCCAACCTTTGCCATAGCATTCGGATTGGTGGTAATACCGGCAAACCCTTTATAGAGAGTATCGTTTTTGGAGAGACGCTTCCATAGTGCTTCAATATACGAGATGTCAGCGGTGTCAATAAAATAAGAACACATATCAGGTAGTAGAAAAAGTGTGAATAAATTCGGCAGTATCTTTCCAATTCGTGTGCCGATATCCCTTGTCATCAATGAAAATATCGACGTGGGGTTTACCAAATCGAATTTCATCATACGGGATGTGATGTTTGTCTAACCAATCTACGAGGAGTTTAGCCCCCATCGCAAGTACCTTCCCCTCATTGGCATCACAACTGCGCATATGACGAGCGGTTTGAATAATGAGATAGTGCCCCTGTGATTTCCATCGTTGCATGGTTTCTACGGCACCTTCTAATGGCAACACGTCGGCATACGTCTGATCACCTTCTTTATTATGACAGAGCGTACCATCTACATCAATGGCTAATCGAAGGGGTCGGGGTGTATTAGCACGAATAACCCGTTGGATATCTTCGGGAGTGCCTAAGGGGACGGGATCGGTCACTTGGTGGGCAAATACCTTTGATCCACCATACAACCAATTGGACGCTACCTGACTCACGAAAAATTCATTGCTGGTCGTATGCATAGAATCGATGATCAATCGTGCGATACGTTTGAATTTATCCGTGCGGCTGAACCAAAATACCCCCATCAACGGATGATATCCATTTACCGAATTCGTCGCCGGTTTTTCTACAATCTTGGTCACTGAGTTATGCTGTAATTCAATGCACGCCCATTTATTCGCTTCAAAGGGTGCATTGAAATACGTGACCATCATATTGTCACCATGCGCTTCCTTGGCCATGGCAATTGTATCCATCAATCCATTATGAGAATATGCATTATCACAATCTAACACCAACAGATCTTCATCCGGCGAAAATTTGAATCGTTCAATGACTTTATATGCCGTTTCCAAATTACCCTGTGTAGGATGTTCAAAAAGTAGAAATTGAATATTGTTACCGTATCTATCCTTCAATAATTGAATATAATCCATATCATGCCATCGAATAGCAAAGAATATTTTATGATCTGGATTCAGTTGGATAGCAGGACAGGAATCCAACGTATGCTCAATGATGGTTTTACCCTGCACATCGATAAACGGTTTTGGTATGGTGTATCCCGCGTCTTTGAATCGCTTGCCTTCTCCTGCCATCAACACAACGATGTTCATAATGCCATTCCCGAGTTCAATAATTGTACACCAGTTAAATACATGACTCGCTGCCGTTGTATGGAATCATAGTGTCGCGCAGCCATACCAATATAGATGCACCCTTGTAATATCATGATTTCTTTTCGATCAAACGTCGGAAAGAATCGTTCTTGAAAATATACATTGGCTGCCGTGAGCATATAGTTGCCAATAGACACCTCTAAGTCAGTCGGTGTTATTTCACGCAGGGTAAAGTGATCATTGATAATGAAGTCATATCCACCATCAAAGGAATGCATGAGTTTGGCCACATCATAGCGAATATCACCGTAACAGCCACGCTCTCCAAATTCTCCACGAGGGTCGATACACTTAATTACCCCGTTAGGACTATACAAGATGTTTGATGCACAAAAATCACCGTGTATAAACGATGCCGTGTAGGGTAAGATCGATTCTAGATAGGGTTGAATGTCCGACCACATATAGGCGAAATTATCATATACCACACCATTGATGGTTAGATGCTTACTCGTGAATACCGAATCGTCAAGGGCATAGGCATCCGTAAACGCCACAAATTCTCGCCATGTCTTGTCAATATACATGGTTCTGGTAAATGCGGTATTACCGGGATGTGTCTTGTCAGAAAAGAATTGAATGGTATCTAAGAGTCGAACCATGATACCGTCCAACGCATTTAGATCGCGTTGTTCTAACAAGTAGGATGACAGGGTAGGATAATCATAATATTCCATTACGACAAACGTGTCCGTGTTTGTCGTAGAATAATCAAATACCCGAGGAAAATACTGTTGAAATCGATGGGGGATATTGGTTAGATATCCAATCTCCCCCCGCAATCGATCTGTATTGCTGATTTTTTTGATGGTACCACGCAAGACATCTAGTTCAAACTGATTATATGCTCGACTGACGACTGCCATAAATATGTTCCGAAAGATCGTCGATGGAAATAATGTTCACGTTATGGACATTGGCGAATGTTTCTAATTCGGGCAACCGTGCCATGCTTCCATCATCATTCATGATCTCGCAAATAATAGCAACCGGTTGACATCCTGCTAGGTGCATCATTTCAATAGACGCTTCCGTATGCCCCTGTCGTTCCTGTAACAAGCCGGGACGGGGACGTAAGGGAAATAGGTGGCCGGGATAGGCAAGATCAGACGGCACGGTCGAAGGATCTAACACCTTACGAATGGTGACCATACGGTCTTCAACAGATACACCGGTAGAGACGCCCTCTGCAGCATCAATAGACACGGTAAACGGTGTCTGAAGCTTATCCAGTGAGTTCGACGGTGACATGGGAATCTCAAGTCGGTCTAGAATCGCACCATCACATGGAATACACATGATACCGCGAGCATACCGAGCAATAAACGCCAAGGTTTCAGCCGTAGCATATTCTGCCGCAATGACTAAATCTCCTTCGTTTTCCCGATCCCATGAATCTACTACAATGACGGGTTTACCAGCAACGATATCATCGATAATCGCATTAAAATCTTTCGTAATGGGCATAATTAATTAGGTGTAATTGTTTTCTTGCAAAACCACAAAAAGCGTCCTTCTTCATAGCCGTTGATTATTTGCGGTATTGTATATGGAACTACTGTAAATTCCATATTACAATCTCGTAATATTCTATTGATAAATTCAACTGATGGTCTAGAATAATCCACAATCATATCAAGAGGTTCCCATGTAAATTCTGTGGGTGGATCTACTCGTTGGATAAAGTGTGGATCATCTACCGTAGCTGCCAATGTTTCAATGATCATTTCTGAACAATGTGCAATGGCTTCTCGTAGTCGAATTTCTACGATATCTGGTGGTTGATGATAAATAACGCCCATATGAATAATAACGTCGAAATGTTCATCTAAATCCCATGGATTATTTAGATCTTGAACAAATGTTCGTATATTTGGATATCGTGTCGCAATTGTTTGTACCCATTTATCATAATAATCGGTACACGTAACCGTTGCTCCATATTCATTCGCAAACTTGGCACCAATATGGCCCCATGCCGCTGCGACTTCTAGAACAGTTTTACCCTGAAAATGTGTAGCGGCATCATAGTGAGATTCAATGTGTTGAAATCTTGTCGCTCGCCATTCATTGGTAGTATCGTAAAATAAGTTCATATGGTGTCAATAAATGTTTTCAAATCTTCAGGTGTACCCAATCCATACATATCGGTTACCTGATATTCCATGATACGCTTTCCATCACGAATGGCCTCATTAAATACCGGACACACATAGAATTCGTTATTAGTACGAATATTTTTAGCAATCATCTGCTTTGCATATTTTACATAATCGCTACCACGCGCCCAATAGTAAAATCCTACCGTGGCCCGATGGGAGATCGGATTTTTCTCAGCCACCTCTGTGATTTCACCATGTTCATTGACTGCAGCGTAGGACCATTTCGGATGAGTGGCTTCAAAGGTGACCACACATCCATCCGGTTTATGATAATTGATGAACCGCATGAAATCTCTAAAATCCCAATCCTTCACAAATTGATCTGAATTGGCGAGAAATAGGGGTTCGTCATTGTCAATGTACATCTCGGCCAACAACGTCGTACAAGCCGCACCTTCTGTGATCCCATCAACCAATACGAACGTCTGTACGGTCGGTAGTTCTTCATGAAGTGCATAGGCAAGATCGTGCTTATACAGTTGCCAGTGCGATTTTTGCATAATGAAGATACGAGTATGATCGTCGTGAATACTATTGGTGATGTTGTCGACCACCAATTCGATCATAGGCTTCGTGTCATACCCAATACCGTCATACACCTCAATGGGAATGAGGGGTTTGGGCATCATATATCCGGCATCTATAAACCGTTTTCCTGCACCGGCCATAGGGATTAGAATATTCATTCGGGTAGTGTTTCGACAGTTTCAGATATGGTGACTTCTAATCGTTGTTCCATAACAGAGGGCGTTAATACCGTCACAGAGTCTTTGCGTGGAATGACTAACCCCTTTCCTTCAGCCACAGCACCCATCAGCCCAACAATAGTATCTTCATCTAATTGTGCGTCTTCAATTTTTAAAATGTTTGAACCGGTATCTACCTTGGAGATACTTACAGTAAAAAATACACTCATATAAACTCCGGATTGCCATTGGTGGTTGTAATCATGCGAGGAACATGCTGTGCTTCTATCAAATTAATGGTTTTTTGTACCATGTCAACCGCCATCTCCCATGGGTCCGTTACGATGCGTACATAGCCACCCGACGCATTGGCCGAATGAATACCCTTTTCAGAATCTTCGAAAATCACAGTTTCCAACGGGTGTACGCCCATACAATGTTTCATCGCAAGCGTATACATCTCGGGGTGAGGTTTTGGATTCTTCACCATTTCATTGGTCAAAATGACGGTAAAATATGATCCAATATGCAATCGTTCCAAAATAAGCATTGTAGTGGTACGAATGGAATTGGTACACAACGCCAGTAAAAAGGGACGCTGTGATAAATATTCAAACAATTCGGTATGATCTATGCTGAAATTGAAATCATGTAACATTTCATGTGTATATTTCTGCTTTAAACTAGAAATATCTTTCCGCAATCGTTCCGGCAATCCCCGAATGTGCAACATGTCTAGTTTTGAACTAGTGGGCAATCCATCGAAATTATGTAAATGATCCGCTTTGGTAATAACAAATTCTGGTGCATATTTAGTCAAGGCCATATTCAACGCTTCGAAATGCAATTCCTTTGTCGATACCAGCGTTCCGTCCAAATCAAAACATAACAATTTAATCATATGAAATAATATTGAAGATTTCTAATTTGTGCCAATTTAGATAAATACTCTGGCTTCAATAATCCCGGTGCCCATTTATTAGGTTTCAATAACTGAACAGCCGAATTGGTATTTAGCACAAAGGTAGTTGCATCTCGTGCACGTTTAGACCAATCAACATCTTCACCCTGTACAGGACTAGTAAGAGATTCATTTAATGGAAACTTCCTCATAAAGGATCGCTTGGCAACGAAATAATTACCCGACAGGTACTGTGCCGCATTAAGCCCTCTAATATTGTACGGCAATCCTACGTTCCAGTCACCATGTGTTTCCGGTACATATTCCCACAATTCTGGTGCGAGTACAACCCAATCAGAATGTCTATATCCTTCCATGGTAAATACTTTATTCACCCCTGCGTCCCAATCTGTGCCGAATTGCAGCCATCCATTAAACCACCCCTCATGAAAATACATGTAATCATGTGCATAGACGATGAATTCATGCTTTGCATATTCCATAATGAGATTTTTCTTCTTGGTAATCCATGGATCGGGTGTCTGCGTTTCATCAAAGGGGATGATGATGGTATTCGGACGATCTATGTCTATATTACCGACAATAACCACTTGGTAGTCTGGAATATTCTGCGATTCAATGGAATCTAACATAATATTCAACGTTTCTAGGCCGGATGGATGACTAAGAATACCAAAGGTTATCATATGACCGCCAATATACCCGCTAATGAGTGTTCAATCATGTGATGGCCCCGTACATACCGATATGCTCGTTCTAAATATTCAGGTGAAGCTGGTAATTCGCTGTTTCTGAATAACATAGACAACCCATCAACAGATGTGATAATAGACCCAAAGCCTAACTGATGTAAATCATCCCCCGCAGCTACCGGTGTAGACCACCAGTAGGTTTTATTATACATGGCTTCCAATAATGTAAGTCCATACCCCTCAGATTCGGAGTTCATAATACATACGTCAGCATCGGCCATAGCATCGTATATATCTGACGTTTCAGCATCAACGATAGGAATAACTCTTTCATTGCCGTGTGTAGGAATAGAACCATATTGAGTGTCATATCCAAATAATACCAATGACCAATCGGGATGATTTGCCATATTGAATGCAGTTACAATATCATGGAATCGTTTATGTGGCCAATATCCACCCGCTGCCATGGCCATATATTTGGTCTTCACCCCAACCAATTCTTTAATACGCCCTGCGGTTCCTTTGGCACTATGTGGAATTCCGTGTACATATGGCACCGCTTTACGATGTAAATCTACAGGAAGGGATTCAATATATCTATAATCTTGCGTCGTGTCATATCCAATCCATGTTGCATTTCGCGTCCCGTATTCCCGAGCAACCATGTTCTTTGGTGGCTCTATTAACATGTAGTATACAGGACTTGGAAGGTTGTATTCAGCATGCACAAAATCTTGTGTTGGACATGATCCGTGAACAATGATCAGGTCAAACTTCATATCACGCACCACACGACGGTCTGAGGTGACTGCTACGCCCTCAAAATCTCCTTGGTGAATGTCAGACAACACCAGCACATCATGCCCCTGTCTAACGGCTTCCTTGGCTAGATTGTGTGTGTAATATTCAGACCCACCGGGATAGGGCGCATATCGGTGTACTACAAATAACAGTTTATACATGGTATTTTTGTAAATAGTGTTGTCGTAGAAGCGGATGACGATCCCATTGATGGACGATAACATAGGGCACACCATTGGATGATATCACCATATTATCAGATCGGATAGTTGGTTGTGCTTCGCTCAATCGATCCCATAACCATGGCTTGGTAGGATCTAACGTTGTTCCGATTTGTGCAGCCCAATCGAAAAACTCATATGCAATTCGAATATCGGATTTCCATAGTACATGCGTCAATAAATTCCATGACGACTGATCTGATGGATAACTGCGTCCAAGGGTCATTTCATAAATTTGCAAACAGGCTCGTTTAATAGCCTCAAATGTACCGGCAATAGTACCTACATTACACGACATTTTGTCTTGCATCTCTAACTCCCAGATAACCGACCCATAGCTATCAAGAAAATTTTGCTTACCCCATTCTTCATTTTTGTATAAGATGCATTCAGAGGGAGAAATCAACGGTTTTTCACCAACCATATTATTGCGCAACCAGATAGATGGATCAACTTGAAATACGACATCTCTCACATCAGTGGTGATAACGTAGTCATATTCATCAGCATTCAATCGGCTCAACAACTCCCAGATATGATAGAACCGGAGATTGTGTGCAGATGTTGATCCATGGGCACTATGATTGATGGGACGCATAAACGGATCATGTTCCACCTGATAGACATTAACGCCATGGGCTTCTAGGGTGGAAATAACGACCGGATCGATACGATAGGCTACCAACCAGATGTCGCCCGTAAATCCTGTCTCTTTAATTGACAATACCCATGGCGCAATCTGTTGCCATGAGTATGTGTCAATACCACCAATTAGTATATCTTTTCGCATTAATGTTTGGGATAAAGTACGAACTCCGATGCTTTGAAGTTACCATCAACAAACTTGATATATACCGTGCCGTTGATTGCGCCGAATTCAGATTTTACATTCACCAAGAATTCGTTGGATGGAAGTATTTTATTCAAGTGAAGGTGCACCGCTTCCCGAATACTTACTGGATCTAACTTATCGGTCTTATCCAATGTCGCCAGATGATCATATACCGCACCTAACACATACTCTTTCACATTGAATTTCATAGGGAGTGGCATTATCAATAACTCGGAAGAATGCCATATTGTGCAGCTTCTTCGGGCGAGATCTTAATAGTTTGTACGACCGACTTTTCTTCTAATTGGGTATCCATATCAAGTTCTCGGATATCACAGTAATGCATTTCTTTGATATAATTCTCTTCGGTCAACTGAATCGTAGGCATTACCGTTAATATACGAAACGACTTGAATTTAGATCGCTGGACCGATTCGTATAATGTCTTATGCTTTTCGATTAGCTCTGGGATCTTTTCAGGATCGATGCATGCTAACGAAATAGGTAACGAAATGTTGTTCTCAAATTCAAACATCATCTTATAGATTTGCTGTCTCATACTAATACCGGTAATAAAGTTAAAGATCGTTCCATCTATACCATGTGTATTCAATACCATATTGCAACTCACATTGATCTTTTGGAATATCTAGTTGTTGACGATAATCAAAAAACCACGTTGCAATAAAATGGGTGTCTGTTTCGCCCACAATACTATAGAATGCATTAAAACTAGCACTTGGTTCACTAGCATGATGCAACAAACTTTCGCGACGAATAAAGCTCACAATTTACTCCAATCAACACGAGGGGCTAACCATGCCGGTTCACAGTGGGTAGATAGCGACGGAATGGGTGAAATCAATACCCGTCCAAAATCTCGCAACGCTAAGAAGGCTTGAAAATCGTGTGGATGTGTACCGTCCGTAAATTGGGTCCAAATTGCATTATCTGCACGTAATGTTCCCACTCGTGTTGCAAAGGTCATCGTCGTCGAGTTCGTGATCCGCCAATGAGTCGTAGGCGTGAGGATGACACGGGTATCATCTGCACCGTCATCTTCAATAAACGGGTTTCCACCAAACTTAGCGGGTACATACTTATCAGGAGCATCATATAGAGTAACATAGTGAGCATGTTCTAACCCCTCTAAAATCGCCTTGCGAGAATTGGGTAAATGGAAGTAGTCATCTTCAACAAAGTAGACGATCTCGTCATCTGGTAGTGTTAACGCAATATCACGCACAATACGCCAACTACCGGCTGAACTACCCCCATCAATTGGCTGGATATCTAGTCCTGTGATATCTGCATAGTCAGTGAGAAATTCTTCAGTAGCCGGTGCACAGCGATCCTTATATACCGTAACTTCAGCTAACGGCCAGTGTGTCATGAAATTCAAGAGACAGTTTTTCTTCGTAGCATTGGGTAATTTAGGCTTGACATACCCATTATCACTGATGCGAAACAAAACTTTCATTGCATATCCTCTAAATGTTTCAATACCAATATCATAGCGCGTTCTAATTCAGTGACATCATTACGGTATACTTCCGAACCGTCGATAATTATTTGTTCCCGACCATCTATCTGTTTGATGATATCCACGCGACTATTCACATGAATTGGTTTGGGTGATGTAAACGGATCGTAGTCATCACCACGTCTTCGCAGCTTATTATAAAATATGGTTTTGATAATACGGGTTTGTTCCTTCCACGGAATATCAATTTCTACGGCACCGGTAACTTTCATAGGTCATTATCGTTATAGCGCCGCTTGGTAAATTCATCGGACACGTTCGGCACATCATAATCGTATTTCATGATGGTCTGAATCTTGTCGAGATTATAGGTACGATAGGCGTCCAAGGAATAGAGCACGTCTTTCTTGTAGACCGTATCATAGAAAATCTTGGGATCGACCACAGTGTCTAAACGCGGGACAATACTTTGAAGCAAGACATCGCGACTAATGTTCTTGAGATCCAAGCCATGTAGCTTCCCTTCCCAATTCGGATGAACCACCATTACGAATCGGGGTTTTCCGAGATACACAAACGCAATGACATCTCCCAGTGTTAACCGGGAGACGCCAAGCATAGAGCGTTCATTGCGGACAAAACCACGATGGGTTGACAATTCACCTTCTTGTGCCCATTTAATATCCGGAGTAGTCATGTTATTTATTCAATGAAACTTTTTTGAGTTTTGGCAATGACAGCGGTGCTACCATCTGAAATTGCGGAGCATATTTGTCAAGCAATTCTTTGGTACGATTTTTGATGATTTGATATGCGAAATTCTCTTTCGTTTTCTTGTATAATTTCTCGGCCCGTGGTAAAAACTTATCATAGTTGCGATACACTGCCATCATAGCAGTTGCAGCCATATTGGTATCAACGGAGAACCATGACGATTCCTCAATAATGACTCCCGGCCATACTACACTTGGATCGACTTTAGTAAGCGTACCATTCAACAAGATGGCATTTTCAGGATCAAGAAAATCAAGATGCCCACTCCATCCACTCGCAATAATCGGTTTTTTGCTTGTAGTCGCTTCTAGCAATGGACGACAGAATCCCTCACCCTTTGTAAAATTGACGTGGGCCTTTATCTTCGGATGGTTATATAATCCACTCATTTCATCGTCAGTTAAATCCCCATGCAATAGATACACATTAGGTGGATTCGGCGTCACAGATGCCCGAATCTGTTGGATCTTGGTCATAATGGCATCATGATCCATATGCGAAAATCCGGCACCACTTGTTTTCAATAACAGGGCAGGGCGCTTGGTTGGTGGCATATCTTTAAAGACTTCACAGAATATCTTGACTAATAATCCAACATTCTTTCTGTCTTCACCTACATTGCCCTTTAACCAATGTCCGACAAACAAAAATACAAAATCTTCTGGAATAGCCTGTAATTCAGCACGGATAGTTTTTGGAATTTCGGTCATATCACGTGGATGAAACGTACCAAGATTTACACAGTTGTGCAATACATCGATAGGCTTTTCTAACTTCACCTGACGCACCGTTTGACCTTGTTGATTGCGCTGATCCACAACCGTATTTTGAAATACATTCTTTGCATGATTACTCATACACCAAATGACATCCATTCGATTACATCCTTCCAACCATTCTAATGAACATGCATTGGTTTCAATACCAGCGGTAATGCCAATGTTGTATTTACCAACCGGTTGAAATTCACTTGGAATACTCACCTGAATATACAACTCTGGCTGACGTGGAAGTTGTACTGGAATATTTGCAATACGACCAATTAATTCAAAATCTTTTGTAGGATCTAATGCCGTCATAGGAGTACTACCCCATGGTAAACTTACTAGTATGACATCATAGACACCTAACTCAATAATATGACGTGCAATATCTCTAGCGGCATCACCATATCCACTACGAGTTGCAAGTGGAGATTGTATTAAGCAAATCGGTTTCATGTTAATTCTGTTTGAGGGTCATTATTTTCATCACCTAACTGTGTCGATAAAAATAGTGTATCGGGGTGATCTTCTGATATATTTTCATCACCCCAAATAGGAGTCAATAAAAATAGCGTATCTGGATAGTTACCTATTTCATCACGTTGAAGATCTGGATTGTAAAACATATTACGGCTATGACGTTGTAGATATTCATAGTGTGTTACATCAGTGGTATATGCTTCCATACCTTTAAACGTATCTCGCCATTCCTGTTCATTAAACGAGTCCGAATCATATTGCACTAAATGCAACACCAATAGTCGCCGTGCTGTCATAGACTTTTTGACAATGTGAAACGTTTCCGTGGCGTCCACTTTGAAAGTACCATGTTGATACCGTCAATGAACTTTTGATTCATAGTATCTGCAGTAAATCCAGAATCGATTAGATATTCACGACCAAGTGCGCCACGTCGAGCACGTTCTTCTGCTGGCATGTCATACACGGTTCGAAGAGCTACCGCCGCATCTTCCCACGAACAGCGATCATCAAAAATGTATGGAGTCGGTGGTGACCCAATTAATGCGCGTGAGACAGGAAACACTGGAATGACCCATTCACCATGATCTTTAAAACGACCATCGTGGTTTGATCCCCATTGTTCGTTATATTCACGATCTTCATGGATGTATTCACCGGCTTCATTTTTAAAACCACATTGATCCTGCAATCCACCAGTGACATTCACAATGATCATCTTTTCCGCCATCAATGCTTCTGCCGTGCCCAATCCAAATCCTTCATTGGATGCTAAATTGATGACGACATCAGATGCTGCGTATAAATCGTTGATGGTTTGATTCGACACTCGATCTGTGGAAAACACTACCTTTAATTCCGGTGCAACATCATTAATGAGACGAATAAGATCGGTACCATTATCATCAACTGGCTGTGTATGCATCAACAGACGCACCCGATCTTGTGCTGACTTGGGAAGCCCTAATACAAGCTCACGAGCCGCCATAATTACATCACCGGTCATCTTTCGACGAATGTTGCGATTATTGTAAAAAATGACAAAATCTACATCTTCATTATTAAACAGCTTTCCACGAATTTCTTGTACCCGCGCCAAATCTTCTACGGAAGTCGGCTTTTTGAATACATTCTGATTAATACCATGGGGAATATATTCAATTTGCCAGTCAGCGGGTGCATTTTTCTTCCATACCTGTCGTACGATATTATACGTCTGACGACTAATGTTGGCAATATAATCACATGAGCGATAATACGGCTCATTGTACTTGGGAAACGGGAGATCATCCCACACGTGATAGAACATAATCGGCATTTTGGTACGGATTTCATGTTCCATCTCGTATAACCACGTCCAATATCGAGGATCGGTGAAATGTAGAATGGCATCCGGTCGTTCAATTTGAATCAACTGACGGAGGATATTCTGGTCACCATATCCATTATACGGATAGATGCGACAATAGGCATCGCTAATTCCTATATCATTGCCTAATGACTCACTGGCGTCTACGATCTTACCGACTTCGGGATGGTTGAGTGCGGCACCAAGCTGAACCCAATTGAATACATGGGCGGTACCTAGTACAATTTCTCGGCTCATATTTCCTACACCAGATGGAAGCCGCAAATCATCAGATAGGAGTAGGATTTTCTTACGATCTTCTCGACGAATATAACCGTTCTTTAGTGCTTTGGAGAACATCGATTTTACATCTAATTCTAATGGTGTAACATTTTGGGTCATTTGATACTAACCTATTGTTAATGAGTGGAACCGGACATGTATGCATGAAACATTATTTCAACAAATTTCCCTATCTTCAATCCTCGTTGTTCAACATAGACCTTAATTTGCTGTTTAATTTCACTACTAATTTGTACCGATTCGTATTTCACTTTATTTTTTGGACGAATTGATGGCATAATGCTTCTCTGTAAAGGTACAGCTATACATAGTAGATTTTAGTAGATTTCTACTATGTTTGGGACATATTTTCATATTCTTCTAATGTATATGGAAAAAACAATTTGCATATAGCCATGTGTTCTATGAAGTCTTTGTGCTGAAATATTGTCTGTGCTTCTTGCAATGATTCAGCCTCTACTACAACCGTCATATACGCACCAGCATCAATATCATTTTGTTGACGAAGTGTTCGAATTTCCATGATAAGGTCAATAACCGATTTTGCCGGATCATATGACATACCGCTCTCAATTATTCAACTCCGACTGCACACAATTCTTTACGAGTTCTATACACGCAGAATTTACACGACGATTTAGATGGAGTTGGTGGAAAATTATCATGCCGTGGTGCACCATCAATGTCAAACGATGATTTAATGAAATGTTCGAATTTTAAAGAAGCAGTTTTCACAACCGATGCTGGTGTTTTAATGGAGAAACGTTCTAGTCGTGGTGAATCGCTCTGTCTGGCAAGAATGATAAATTCGACGGCAATGTTTTTGAGTGGAACTTGAAATTGTTGTGCGAAGAAGTTTTTATAGAGAATGATTTGTTCTGATTTCGTGTCATCTTTCTTTTGCCATGACGACCACCCTTTCTTGGAAGTCTTTAGATCGACAATCGTGTACAGTTCATCTTCGGCATTGTACAACAGAATATCAATAAATCCTGTAAAGGACGCGTGGTCATTTATCGGAATATCCAATTCATATTCAATGGCCATCAGCGTTGTATTGTGTGTCGGAAAATAGGTATCGGCTTCAACGAATATATTGGATAAGATGATGCATCCTTCCTCAAAATATTGCTTCACCGTCTCTAAGTCACACACAAAAATCGGTTTCTTATCGTCATCATAGGTAACATTGTTTTGAAATTCTTTCTTCAATGCGTCCCTGAAAAATGTGGTCCACTGTTCTAAGGTGCCATTGCTTTGCTCCCCAGTAAGTGCATAACGCGACGATAGCCACGCTTGAATAGTTTCGTGTATAGCCGTTCCAAACACTGTATCAATGCTTGCGTCAAAAAATCGAATATTGTCAACATATTTAAGTTTCCATTGATGTGGACATTTTGACCACATTGAATATTGCGAGTAACTAATTTTTCGTGGGTCTGTCATTTGATTTTCTTGATGAATTTGTCATCGATACCTCGCCCTCGACAAATGCTACGGAGTTCATCTTTTCCCGCATCCGTTTTAAACAAAATATCTAAGTAAGTAGTAGCTTCAGATCGACTCACCAAATACTCTTGTGTGATAATGGATACCATCCACTCGTCATAACGCTCAGTTTTATCAGCCTTAACATATTTAGAGAATACTTTTCGACGAGGAAATACCGTCCGATATAGCGTATATACGTGCTTATCAGGAATAGATCCGTAATACTTCTGCAGTTCATTCACCGTCAAAATGTAATCTTGGTTCATACTAATGAATCGATTAATCATATAAACATTAAACGTCTTTCTATCAGCATCCTCTAAGAGAGTGTAATAGTCAGACGTTTGATGCTGTAGGATATGATTAACATGCTCCCACACTGAAATGGCCATCGTTAGGCCGGTGAGCCAAAGTTTTCAGGCTTACGGTCAGGGGCTTCCATGGCTTGGAGAAGTTTAAGTGCCTTCACACAATCACCTAGTCGACATGATACCAAGTGATCTTCACCAACTACCTTAGCGACTTCCGCCTCAGCGACGGCAATACGGGCAAACGGCGCAAGTGCCTCTTGGAGCTTATCCAATCCCTTGACTAATACCGGGATTTGATAGGCGGATTCCGGATCTCCCCCATTCGGGAAACTCTGACGGACACGTTTACGGGCTTCGGCAAGAATTGCAGCATTTCTAGACATAGATTATTCCTTTACAAGGGTGATTTTGTTGGAAGTTGTTTCCCGCCCATCTGTCTTTCTGAGAATGGCTGGAATAAACTCTTTGTTCACATTATTACACACGTTACACGCATACGTCGGAATCGGAATCATACCCTCTTCTCCGGTTGGCGAGGCAATGCTTGAAATGTGTTTAATGAGAAATACTTGTGCAAATGTAGCATTACCACATTTTTCACAGCGGACATCCGTACTATTTTCCAAAATGACGGACGGATCAATGGGCGGGGCTTGAGGTGGACGACCACCGAATTTTGAAGACATAACTAGATTACGTAAGAGTTTGAAGAAGTTGGATAATAGTAGACATCGCATTGATTTCCTTGTCTACCACAGAGCTATCACGATACTGCCCTTCAGCAATAATTAGTATCAATTCAGGAACTTTGGCCTCATTTGTGGTCAATTGGTCGACCTTATCGTACAAGACTCTAAATATATCCGAAAAATCACGAATTTGTGCATTCGCTACCAATTGACGGATGGCGGTGAATACGTCTTTCCGATCCCGTGACGTGGCACTAGCCAACAATTTAATGATTTGATATTTGACATCATTTTCATTGATCTTCTTTTCATCCAACACCAACGCATTATCAACAGTATTTAGCTGTATTTCATTAATGACTTTACGAATATCGGGATAATAGGTTTCCACCATGAATTTCACATCGGCGGGCTTATACGTAACTCCCTTATCTTTCAAGATATGTACCATGTGCACACATACATCCTTGACGGTCATCGGTTCAATGCGGAACGTCTGTACTCGACTGACAATGGCATCCGAAATACGCTCAACATAATTAGCGGTTAGGATGAATCGGGTGGTGAGGCTATACTTCTCCATTAAATTACGAAGCGCATCCTGACCGGCCCGACTGAATCCATCGAATTCGTCTAATACAATAATTTTCAACGGATTTGACCCATGCGTAGAGGCAAATCCACGAATTTTACCACGCACGGTTTCAATGTTATTATCATCCGAGGCATTGAGAAACAACACGTCGGCATTGATGTGCGCCACGAGGATCTTAGCCAAGGTCGTCTTTCCAGTTCCCGGTGGTCCAATGAACAACACGTGCGGAAGATCACCGTCAGCAATATACCGATTCATCTTAGTCTTAATGGCGTCATTTCCAATATACGTATCCATCGCAGTGGGACGATACTGCTCACACCATAGCATATTTGTTCGCATCAGTCTTCCTGTTTATTGATGATATAAGTCGCTTGCCACTCCGGAGTTTTATAGTGTACGCGTATAAACGGAGCAGCCCCATCGATCTGAACCACCTGTAGCACCCCAGTAGATCCTTTGTTGGCATTCAGGATGTCGTACAAATATTGGTTGAGAAAACTGGTGTGCGATAAGGGCTTCTGTATGGTCGCGTCAGGTGCAATGGTCACACGGTTGCTATTAGATCGCTGTTCATACCCGATAATAAGCTCCGTGGTAGAGCCGTCAGACCACACCGTAAACGTGGATACGTCTCGTAGGGCACTCTTCCCCTTCAAGAATGCTGTCATGAACTCAGGCGTGATGGGAGCCGATACCATGACATCTGCTGCGTCAGGTTCTACATTGGCATTTCGAATCCGTTTGGCCATACGGTCATCACCCAACGCAAACGCAATCTTGTTCTTCTTATCGGTGATGTGCATGGATACCGGAACATTATTCAGTTCCTTGGTCGTGACGGTAATATCGGTGCCAAGTACATTGAGCAGTGATCGTAGTGTGCTCGTATCCGTGATGAAATATTCGCCGGATGGTAGATCTGCATTGTGCGTCTCAACATATCCAAAACAGCTTTCATCTGCCGTTGAAAATCGAACAATCAATGACGATCCCGTGGACTTCCATTTGGCTACTTCAACTTCCCCAGAGGGTAAATTATACTTCGCAATGAAGTCAGTTAATATATCAGTTTTCATAATATATACGTAAAAGAAAACACAAATCCCCTATGCGATCAATATACATCGCATAGGGGATTTTATCAACGTGGTGGTATTATGCGCGTCGGACCAATACGTCGTTCTGAGAGTATAAATCAACTAGCGCATCGACATCTACGTGCGGGTTGAAAATACGAACCCCCTTGTAGAGAAACTTTTCCGCAGCCTCATGCATCTCGGCGGCTTGAATCGCTTTCCATGCCGTCATGACCACTTCACTTTTCGTCATGTGCTTGGATAGTCGCCACTTTCGGCACTTCTGGATCACCTTCCCGAGTTCTGGGGCGTCTACATCCACGTCCCAGAACTGTACCTGAAGATATACATCGGTGTCCCCGTTTCCACCCAATACGATGAACCAGTCTGGCTTATCGTATTTGATTTCCAACAGGATCTGCTGCATCTCGTCAAGGGTCATCATACCTGTCTATTCCAGTCATCGATAGGAAGCTCGGCACGGGCACGGATTTCGGCTAGTGTGTGCTTCGTAGGCAGTTGTAGCGGCTGTCCCGGCAACTTCTCATAAACCACGTTCAACAGGTTGTGGCCGCTTGCTGTGGCTGGTACGGTGGTCAAGACACCATCGTCTCCACGAATCAGC